GTTTTATAATACTAGTATTTATTGATTTTTGGCCACAAAAAAAGGACAACCTAAAGTTGTCCTTAATTTGCATTAAACTTTTAATTAAAAATTAAATGATACACCAACTTGTATTTCACCACGCTTAGATGCGTTGTTATCATAAGTTGTTTCAGCATATGCTTGTGTCTTAGGATTGATATCATATTCAATACCAAATTCTAATAATGGTTTATGACCATTGTCCCAAACATTCATAATAGCTATGTTGTCACCACTAGCATGATTTGTTTCAAATACAGTTATCGGTGATTCAACATAAATTGATAATGCATTTTGTGTCCAACGGATTTCTGGTTCTACAGTAATATGGTTGGTTTCAGCATCTACTTTATGAAATGCTTTCAATTCTGTGTTTAATGATAAGCCTCCGCCTAAGTCTACGGCGTTTGCTGTTGTCGCGGCAAATAGAATTGCCAAGGCGATTGTTATATTTCGCATATTTCTTCCTTATTTCTAATTTTTTGTGTGATAAGTCCCTAAAGTCCTCACAGCACATATTTAGTATATACTACAACATTTTTTATGTTTGTGGTATCCTAAAAAAAAGTGTTGCATCACTGCAACACTTTAATAATCGTTCTGTTGCTAGGTGATCAACCCCGGAAGCCTAACTAGGCCGCCATTGCCATTTCTGGCGCATAATTGTCATTTGCAATTATAGTTTTCGTTCGCGGTAACGGCGCTTACATCCCGATAACTCCACTCATCTATCCTGCCTGTCGATCCTATTTCGGCCCCGTCAAATGTACATTAGGATTGCCGTCAAATGTACATTTGGTGGAGCCGCCGGGTACCGCCCCCGGGTCCAGTTCAGTCGTCAAATCGCTTCAACGTTACAAGTATATTTATACTACCATTTTAGCAGGTTGTCAACCCCTAATTACAGTAAGGGTCAATATTTAAATACTTACCCCATTCACCATAGTAATGACGCATACCTACTTCATCATGTATGGTTCCGTTCTCATGCCTACCATGTAAAATGCTTCTAGCTTCTGTGCCTTCTCGCATTGTTGTGCCTTGTCCGGCTACGCCTATCAGGTCTTCATGTAGGTTGCGTCCAAACGGTCCCCATATACTATTGTGATGGTTGATGCGTGTGCGTCTTTCTTCTGGTGTATCTTTTTTAAGTCCATAACCTCTAAACTCAATAAGCACTTTGTTACAACCTAATGGAGTAACTGAGTCGCTTCTATATGCACTACCACGCAAGTTAAAGTTAAAGCCTGGAAACAAGTCTACCATGTACCATTGGTTCGGTGGCAGGTTAGGAAACGATAGCTCACCTCTATCTTCAAAGCCTTCATACTCTTCGTAGTTTACAGTAAATGAACTTACGTTTACATGGCCGTTGTCAAAAGGTATGTTCTTACGTGCAAAGTATTCATCGTTAAATCCACTTACTCTATTAAAGTAGTGCATGAAGTCGTGATAGAACTCACTGTTTGTGTCATGCCAAAGTTTGTAGTTTGTATCTATTACTGCTTTATGGTAATGGAACACTTCCATTTCTTCTGTGTCAATAGCATCAGCAATACAATCAAATGCTCCTGCTGTCCATTGCTCTACATCCATGACCGGATTTTTATTTAATGTTGTCCATACCATACCGCCATGTTTAACTTCTGTATACAACGGAGTGTAGTCATCCATTAAGAATTCAACTCTAGACATAGTTCCTGAAGGTGTATTAAACTTGCCAGTATTCAAATAAGATTTAATTGAATCACCGTTATTGATTGCAAGAACATTCTGACCTGCGATTTGCGTTGTTCTAAAATTGCCTGGCTCTGGCATTTCTGATTTATGACACATAGGAACCCAAACCTTACTAAAGATTTGTTCTTGTTCTTGTGCAAAAATTTCTGGATTATTGTAGGCTGTGCTACTAATTGATTCTACTTTTGGATTCTTTAACCAACTATTATGATTACGTGGCGGCATCTATTTCTCCTTATGATGTATTTAAACTAATATAACACGTAAAGAGACAGTTGTCTAATACAATGTACCTATGAGGTAATAGGCATTACCATAGTCCCAAAGTTCTACCGTTACCTGCTATTATCATTAGACATGTTAGTATGTGTAATACAATCCAAAAGGTGCGAAAAGCCAAAGCCTTCATAACATCAACTTGTGTTATTGGAAGAAACTCTGGCTTATCGTCGTCTGTTATACCAATGGGCATACCAACAGTCCTGGCCCACAATTTAAGCCAGCGCCGTTGTCCGCTCATTACATTTCGTTCTTGCGTTCTTGAATTTCTGCTCTACGTGTTTTTGTGAGCTTGCCTAAATCACCAAGTGCTTTTCTAGCTCTTGCCGCGGCTGCTTTTACATTTTTATCTTCAAAAGTCTCTGCTTCTGTAAGATAGTTATTGTACGCTTGTACTATTTCTTCATGTAATGTCATTTGTTTCTCCTTATCCAATTTTTACGTTACCTGATCCGCTTGCTGCCTCACCGCAGATGTCTGCCGTGTCTCCTGCAACAACGATATCTATTCCACCAATGGAAACTGTTGTGTTTATACCTGCAGAGATAGTTTGAGGAATATGAGGAGCAACTCCGTGTCCTGCAACTCCGTCTCCGCTAACAATAATTTCTTCATCGTTAGCCTTCACTGTTGATTGGCTAGGAATTAAATCTCCCCCAGCCGCATCATTATCTCTACTTACTCCTGGCATTATACTATTGCCAATCCGGTTGTTTGAGCTGTGTATTGTTTTGCAATTTCTACTTCTGTTTTTGCAATACACGAGGTAGATGTTTTCGTAATAGAAAACTTACCATCTGGGCTAACACTAAACATAAACGGTGCTAGTCCTAGTCCTTTCTCTCCTGCAATAAGTACCATTGGCTTTTTTAAGCTATAGTACTCAGTACCTTCTTCTTCAAGGCGAGCTACTATTTCTTCGCCTGAACTTAATTTAAGCGATATAATATCGCTCTTTTTATATGGTGCATCTAATAGCATTATGTTCCGTATCCTGTTCCGTTGTATCCAGTGTTCTCAACATAACTTAGCAATGCTTCGTATCCGCCTACTATCGTGCTATTCACTTTAATTTGCGGAAATGTTTTTGCTGCTGGAAATTGTTCAAATAACTCTTGTCTTGTAAAATCTTTATCAAGTGTGTAATACTCGAATGGTAGTGACCTAGACTCACAAAAGTTTTTTGCTTTCATACAACTTGCACAAGCAGGTTTGCCGTAAATTTCAATCATGTCTTCCTCCTATATAATATCACTTAGTGTTGATAAACTATTTCCTGATGTTGGATTAGATTGGAACACTAAGCTATAACGTTTTCCTTTGAATGGTGGACGAGCTGCATGTAATATTTCGCCACTAAACATAAGCAGTCTACCAAACTTAGGCACTACCGAACCAATTATTTCTCCATTGTCAATAAAGATAGTCTCGCCTCCTAATGATACGTCCCAGTCTGGGTTTAGGTATATCATATAGGTTACACCACTGGGTGAAAAACTATCTATATGTGGCTTGGGCCAATCTCCTGGTTCGAATTTATTATATATACATCTCTTGAAGTCTTTCCTATCAAGGTATTGGATGTATTCATTACTGATCGGTTCAAAACTATTATCAAAAACTTTACCTTGTGAGGGCTGAACGTTTTGATAATCATCATATAAGTCTACCCACTCGTTAAAGTTTTCAAAATATTCATAAGTCCTTAGGACAAGTTCTTCTGGGAAGATATCGTCCGCAGTTTTTATCATAAACTAAAACCTTTCAACATGTCTTTATCGACATCTTGTTTGATACCACCAATAATGTAAGATTCTACTTCTGTTTCTTGCGGTGCTACTTGTAATCCTGATGAACTCAACCAATGTTGTGTCCATGGTAAAGGATTTGTATTTACTGGTGCGTCAAAGATAGCATTGAACCCTAAAGCCTTTAGGCGTCTATTAGCAATATACTCAACGTATTGATGAAGAAGTGTTGTGTTCAATCCAATCATTGATCCATCTTTGAACAGATACTCTGCCCAGTCTTTTTCTTCTGCAACACAATCACGCCAAAGTTCGTAAACTTCTTGTTCACACTCTTTAGCAATACTTGCCATTTCAGGATCGTCTTTGCCTTGTGCCCACAACTTCAATACATGTGTGCTTAGTGCTAGGTGTTGTGCTTCGTCGCGGGCAATCAATGAAATTATCTTTGCAGAGCCTTCCATTAGTTTTAATTCACCAAATCCAAATGTACATGCAAAACTTACATAGAAACGCAAGCCTTCTAAAATATTTACTGTGTGCATAGCAAGGTATAGTTTTTTCTTAACATTACGCATATTGCCTTCTTTACGATGTATTAAAGCATCAGCAACTTCTGTAAATGCATCGTAGTGTTTTGTAACACTTTCGGCACGGGCAACAATTTTTTCATCATCAAGGATAGTGTCAAACACTTCTGACGGATCAGCATAAACATTTTTCATAATGTGTGTATAGCTACGTGAATGGATAGTTTCAAAAAAGTCCCAAGTAACAATACAACCTTCTAGTTCAGGTAAAGATACATGTGGCAAAAAAGCTAGGCATGGGCCACGTCCTTGCACACTATCTAACAGTGTTTGATATTTCAGATTAGCAGTAAAGATGTGCTTTTGCTCTGGACGAAACTGTGCAAAGTCTGCTCTATCTTTTTGTAGACTTACTTCTTCTGGTCTCCAAAAGTATCCTAGCATTGTTTGATTTAATTTATCAAACACTGGAAACTTAAACACATCGTAGCGTTGTGTGTTTTGATCTGCTCCAAAAAACATATTTTGCTTTGTGAAGTCTACTTTTTCTCTGTTGAATACTGTTTTGCTCATCTTACTTTCCTTAATGTCCATTTAGTATACTATATTTAATAGTACCTGTCAACCTTTATTCTTGCCAATCCTCTTGTCTTACTGTTTTATTACTACACGCACTTTTACATACATGAGGTAAGAAAGAGGTGTCTTGATTATCTTTTGCTTCTATCAGTAAATTATAAAAAGCTACCCATTCTTTTTGAATAACGATATCATCTATTGAATCATGCTCGTCTATTGTACTTACCATAATTAAGTCTTTTAATGCTTGTCCCTCTACTTCCCCTTGGTTATCAACATAGCAACAAGGTAACAAAACATCTCTATTGCTTATAGCAAATGTTTCTTGCCCTGATATGCACTGTGGATTAAATTCCCCCATTGACTGATTCTCTCCCAAACTTACCCGAAGGTCTAAGCGGATCATATACAGGTAACCATCTTGAAGAATGCATTATGACCAATTTCAAATTGTTTTTCCTTGCTAACTTTTTTACTTTCTTAATGTGTCCTTGATTAAATTTAAAAATAATATATTGCCATATTGGCTGTGTATTTAAATAATTTTTTGCATCACACATCACTTCAA